TTTGATAATATCTACAACACCTCTCCTCAAAATACTTCCAAGCCATTTTCAAAGCACTCGTGCAGGAATTGGTGAATAAACAATAATAATGTTTTCCTTCGGGCGAGATATAGTCGGAAAATTCCTTTTCAAACGCCTCACACTCCTTACCTCTAGCGAGCCAACCTGACCTTAAAACTCTGGCTTGCGCTTGGATTTCTTCTTGTCCTATCTCGGGCTTTGTATTAACTATCATTTGGCCTCCTTGCCGACACCCACAAATGATGAGGATGGTCTGTCGGCCTTAAAATTATTCTATCAAACCCCACTTCCTCTAGGTTCTTCTTCAAAAGCGCAAAATCAAATCCTGTGTAGTGAAAATTGCCTTCATTGCACTGTTGGCCGTAAATACCTCGCAGATTGTAAGTATAGTCGCCTTCAGGCGTAGTTTTATCTTTATCAAGCCAGTCCTTTGCCGTATTGTCTAAATCAATCGTTGCAAGTGTAATAAGTCCATCAGGTTTTAGAACTCTAAACCACTCTTTAAGCACAGATACTATTTTAGTTCTAGGCAAGTGTTCTATGACCATTTGAGCTAATATCTCATCTGTCGAGCAATCATCGTATTTCAAGTCGCAGACATCCATCTTAACAATCCCGGCAACATCAGTATAAAGGTCAATGTTTTCCCAACCTTTCAGCAGTTTTTTACCCGCACCCAAGTTTAAGCGTTTCATCGTTTGAATAAATAATTATTTTGCTCTACATAAGGTGTATGAATAATCCAATGCCTTATTAAAGGATAATTGAATTTTAACCCCATAATCTCAAACTGTCCAGTGGTGAATAGCTGATAATTATGCGCCTTCCACGCCCAACGCATATCCGGTTCGGAAATTAAAATATACTTTTTAGCCACTCGGCAAAACTCGGCGAAAGCTATTGTTGGAGAAATCGCCTGTTTGAAACAATCCTTGCAGTAAATTAAATCAAACGCCTCGTTTTCAAAGTCCATAAAGTGCATATCCATATTTCTGGCCATGAATCCTTGTTCTCGAATCTTTGCGTTTTGTCCCTTGTTGACTTGGATACCTATAACTTCATAACCAGCATTTCTGAACTCTTTTATCTCCGTTCCATCGCCACAGCCGACTACAAGGACTGTTTTAACGCCATCAGGCGTTGATTTAACCAATTCCTTAATTTGCTTAATCTGATTCTCTGAAGGTACATCCTCTTGAGTGGAAATATCCAATATCAAATCCCACTTTTCTTGCAGTGTGCCTTTTAAGGATTTTAGAATTTCAAGTTTGCTTTTTTCAGTTCTGATACAACCTCCTCATAAGTTTTTATTTTTATGCCTGAACTGTAATAACCGTCCCAGTTATCATAACTTCCAACTTTCGGAGCTTTCTCCTTCTCCAACTTTTTGTCATTTCTTTTCTGGCATTCCTTAATCGGCTTATCAAGCCAAAACTTTATATCCGCTTGAATATCAGAGTCGCAGGAAACTATTATCGTAATCGGCGAGTCAAGGTACTCTACTAAAGTATCAATTTGCTTGGCGTCTAATCGCTTTATCACTTCGTCGTCAAGCAAAACTGTCTTATAACCCAAATGCTCTAAAGCCAAATGCAGTTTATAAGCTATGGTCGTTTTACCCGATGAAGGTATGCCGTTAATCAGAATTTTCATACTTTTTGACTCTATTCTCTTTTCTCGCTCTTAAGTATTCTTTGTCATCTTTGTCTTTGGGTTCAGTACTCGAAGAAGTATCGAATTTATGCTCGACCTTCGCATTCTCCAGATAAGCCAATACTCGTCCGGACTTTGAGACCCCTTGAGAGAATATCCAATCCTGCTCGCCGTGATAGAAGTCGTTTTCTTCCCACCTAAAACTCTTATAGACCTCAACGGGAGCAGCGATACAAGCCCCGCCTAAGTGTTGTACTATTCCGATATAATGCTTATCTAAATACCCGTCTCTGATCCTCGGAGACCCGCCTGGGTGGTCTATAAGTCCTTCAATATAAGGTGAGACTACCAATCCATGTGTTCTCTCGAAGACATCAACAATCGCTTCAAGCCAACCCTCGCTGATAAATTCAAGATCGTTATCAACCTTTATGATAATGTCATACTCAAACCCGATCTTATCCAATAAATAATTAGAACCCCTTGAAATACCGAGATTCTTTTCTTCGGTGTAGAGTTTGAGGTTATAATCTTTCTCCTTGTCGCAAAGCCAAGTCCAAGTTTTATCTGTTGAACCTTGATCCAAGATATAATGGTCAAATGGATACTTAGTCATCTTCCGCATACTCTCCAAAGTGTCCATCGTGTATTTGAGACGATTCATTGTAAGAGTATAGACGGCAACTTTCAATTCAGGTCTTTTGCCAACTATCGTCTTATCAGGCCAAATTTTACACCCCTGAATACTGAATCCTCTCAATTCATCTTGCGCTTGAGGAGTAAATATATCCACTCCCCTTTTAACCATTTCATCTCGTTTCTTATGGCTCTTTAAGGTGTTGTTATTCCTGTGAGAATAATAATCGGTAATTATAAGCGGCACTCTCCTAAACTTCTTACCCGCTTTGGCCATACGAACCCACAAATTATAGTCCGCAAAGTATTCTAACGACTCATCCCAGCCTCCGCAGGACAGGATGGCCTCTTTGCGACAGAGTACATCGGAAGTGTCAATGTAATTCTGCTTGGATAAAAGAGACAAATTAAACTCCGAGCGCGGTTCGCCGGGGAGGTTCGGCTGTTTGCCCGTCTCATCAATCACCATCCTGTCCCCATAGAGAACATCTACCGGTTCTCGCTGGTACTCTTGATAGAGAGCCTGTAAATGGTCTTTACGGTAAGAATTATCTGAATCAAGATAGGCTATCAAATCACTTTTAGCGGCTAAAGTCCCCTCGTTTTTAGGTCTGGTGTGATTGCCGAAGTTCTTGCGATAAATATAAGCAATCCGTTCATCTTTCGGTAATTTATCCTTTATATCCTCTCCGCCGTCCTGAACAACAACTATCTCAAAATCTTGGAAGGTCTGGTTCAGAACACTCGGTATCGCTCTTTCGATCAATCTTTCGGTATATCGGTCGTGCGAAGTTATCACTACACTGATTTTCGCCATTTCTCTCCTTATTAAATATTTTATCGTAATTATTATACCATTCTTTGGTCTTATTTTGTATAAGCGGCCAAGCCGTCTATTTCTCCCATGCCAACACATCCTCTGACCAGACAAGGTGCAATTCCCTGTCATCCTTCCCAAGGGCGTCTTTGGAAGGAAGCAGGATAGTATTGCCTGAAAAGTAGTTGTAATAAATCACCTCTCCCTTTTTGTAGGCTGTCCCCTCGCCAACTTCCAAGATTGTGGCCTTACAAACAATCAAATCCTCCCGTTCCTTTTTTGGCTTAGGCAAGATAATCCCCGATTTGGTGGTATCTTCCCTCTCCTTTAACTTAATCGGCTCGGTTAATAAGAACCCTTTAGTTGGTTTAATCATCTACCTCCTCTTATTATTTTAGACAACATTACTCTTACTTGGCGCGGTTTCAAAACACCTTTTATTTGTAATCTATGAATAAGTCCTCTTAATGACCGATGGGCGTGTCCATCATCTCCATACTTTAAGGTAGCGTTTTTATAAATGTTTCCCGGCGGAATACCGCCGATAAATTTTGTATAGCAAAATAAGGCGTCGTTGCCGCCGTGATAAATATGTTTTCCCCTGTTTGAATGTCTTACTACCTTAATTCCCTTAATGTCGAGGAATTTTGGCAATGCTGAACGTAACATTGTCCTCCCGAGTAGTTTTCAGACCTTGCGCCCTTTTGGTCTGATAAGAGCGCAAAGACTACTTATTAGTAGTTATTCAAAGCTGATGCCGATTCTAATCTGACGAATGCAGATGGAGTCAAAGCTCTGGTTGCGAACGAGAAGTAATAACCAGCTGTTGAATAACCATTGACAGACGAGGCCGGAGCCGGGTCTTTAACGATTATATCAACATCTTCAAGGTCGCTGATACCAAATGACTCTTCGCCTAGAATGTAGGACTGATACACAGTCGCTGAAGCTGATTGCGCAATGTTCCAAGAACCGACTGCGCTATTCCACGCTTCAGTGGTTTTAATAAACCTAATCTTGTGTATCTCGCCGACTTCACCCTTGAGGATATTGCTGAATGTTCGAGTGTCATATTTAACAACATCCTGCCAATTTGTGTCGGAGGAAACGTCGTACAAAACGTCCGGGTGCGCAACTGCGACATAGAAACCGTCAGAGTGAGGTTCTACATCGAGTCTTTCCAGCTTATTGCGAGCGGTGCGGAAATCAGCGACATCTGCGGCGTAAATCGAACTTTGCGCTACAGTTGCCCTTGAAGCCGCCCCATCGGTATAAGCCGCCATTCCACCAGTCGTAAGGTTGGTGTCGCGGATAACCCTGTCCATCTTCGCGGCGGCGTGTCTTGAGAGTTTGCTCATTACTTCGGTCATCGAGCCAGTCAACCATGTTTTAGCAAGATGTCGGGAGATTTGAACAGCGTCATTATACGGAATAAGATATGCTGTCTTGTCTCCGCCGGAAAGCACGTAGGCTGTGGGGTCTGTCAATCTATTACTTTATAACCCTTGCGGGCGATTGGTCATTTCTGCCAATTCTTAATGTTTCCATTAAGTTTAGACTGTCGCTTCCTCAATGTCATTGAGGTCTCTTCGCTCAGTCGTTGCGGTCGGTTTTGCGTGTGGTCTATTATCGTTGTTGAGTAATTTCATTTTGCCCCAACAATCTTCCATAAAAATAGTTTCTTTTTCGGTTCGTCTAGCAAACCTGCATTTGGTTTGTTTTCTATTTTTTTGAAAGTTTATTGCTAACTTTGCTTGTTCGTGTTTGATTCGCAAATATGGTTCAATTATCTTCAGAAAACTTGCTGCTTGATTGGAATTAAGTCGCCAAATATAATTTGTACGCCAATTCTTTTCAATGTTCGCATATCTTGTTTTTATACAACCACCGAATACTTTATATAACCAGTCAATCGGTTCTCGGTAATTATTGCTTATAAAAACAAGCAATTCATAACGATAATTATTACCATATGGTTTGCCAGCTCGATAGATGCTCACACATCCCTCGCCATCGAACAAACCAGCAATATAAGACCTTTCCACTGTACGCAATTCCTTACCTCTGGTTGTCATATTATTATTCATACCTGTAGTATACCATACACCTACAGCTTATGTCAAATAACTTAGAGTTCCCAAGGTATTTAGAAGAGATTTAATGAGAACAACTATTTTATTCTCGGTCGCGGCTGTGGTATGTAACGACATATCAGCCATAGACAACCAGTGAATAATCTCACCATTTTGCCCGGGTGCTTTTCCCATTTCACCTAGATCACGGAAAACCAGTCGAGATCGGAGTTCTTTTAAGAACTTCTCAATCCACACTTGCTTCATCAGAGTAGCTGACATCGAAGCCGATGTATTATGTGCCATAACTACTCCTTAATTTTTCAAGTTACTTAACTTACCTGTCGATCTCCCCAGTTCTGGTTCACATAAGCCTCTTTCTCTGGGAGAGTGAGCTTATTGAACGCTTCCTGGGTCATTCCTTCATTGGACTTTGCCCCAGCTTTCTCCGAAAAAGATCGGGTTTTCTGGAGCATCTCCTTTTCCTTCTTCTGCGCTCCTATCTTTTCCGCTTGGCTTGATTGTGATGTTCTCAACTTATTTATTCGTTGAGCGGCGTCATACAAGGTTTTTGCTTGGCCTGATCGGTACATCGCGACTGTCGCGTCTGCAGAGTTGGGATCATCTTTGATGTAGGGAAAGTCCCTGTACACCCGATCCAAATCAACTTCCTCTCTGGCCGCTTGCCTTGCCGTTTCGCCACTTGCCATCGCGTAATACTGGGCAGTTGCTTGCTCGTAAGCCGGAGCGTCTAATGTTCCGTCTTCAAGCGTGAAATTCTGCCACTTAGGGGCGCCGGAAACTCGCTGTTGCCTTGATAGCTGATCGAAGGCTTGCGCTTTTTCCTGAACCTCTTTGTAATTGCCAAGTTTTCCCTCAAGATTTTGATGCATTTCTGCAATTTCTTTCTTGCTTCTACCACGATAAACCTCTGGCAATTCTTCATCCTCGCTACCCTCGGCTGATTCTTCTTCCTCGGACGATTCAGTTGACTCATCGGTGTCAACAACCTGTTCCTCTTGGACGTTGTCTTGAAGAGCAACCTCGGTGTCAACGCTACCCTTTTGGTCTTCCATATCTACCTTTCTGGACGCTTTCGCGCTACCCATTATTGGCTAATTCACTTCGTATCAGCCAAGAATGTCCTTTTTCTTTGGAGGCGGTTCTTTCAAGATATTTTCTATAAATGAATGAAACTTCTTAATAACTTCGGCTTGTCCGGCGTAATATGCCCCCCACTTACCCATTTCTTGAGCTTTAAGATAAATCAGATTGTCTTTTATCTCACGGGTGATATTCTCTTCGGCCTGATTAAACCAATCGTCAATTATCTCCCAACCCTTAGTGGTGATTGTCTCCTGAATAAAAGCTGATTTTTCTTCTCTTTTCATTGTTTAGCTTGCTGTTGAGCTTGTATTTTCTCCAAATCCATCTGATGTTTAACCATCATATCGTTTTGATTTTGTTGTTGGCCTTGCTGTTGCTGTTGCTGTTCGGCCGTCTGTTGTTCTTGTTGCATTGCCATCATCTGTTCAGGCGGAGTAAAAAATCTTTCAGGGTTCTCTATGTCCAAATAATCTGCCGCTTCAATGATTGCGTCCATAGCGTTGAATCCTTGAATTGACACTGCTTGTCCGACCCAAGTCATAAAGTTTTGATATTTAGTTTGTTTGTCAATATACCCTACCGAACCTGGGATTATCTCAACCTGATAATCGGTCATCATCAGGACTTCTTTGGCAATCGCCGCTCTTTGCGTCCCTTGCGGCCCGGAAATCTTAATCAGTTTTTCCTCGGTTTCGGATAAGTACTGTCTATCTAACTCGAGGAATAATTGAGCTGTTTTCCGCAATACATTCTTTTCAAATCTCCTTAAGGTTAAATCAAATCTAGTTCGAGCTTCAGCGACAATTGTTTGTATTCCACCCATTGTCCCAGCTGTTTTATCAGTGGCCGCTTGAGGCACGCCGCCAGAGTATCCTGAAAATCCTGCCCCCCGTTCAATTTCCTTGTTTATTTCTTCGCCAACTAAGAAGGCGCTTTGCTGAATTGAACCTTTGCTAAGAGGGAAGACAGCGTCAGGTGAACTCATATGTACTACCGGATAACCTTCTAAAATAGCGTCCTCGTCCACTTCCCGTCCCGATACAACTCCAAACTGCCGTGATAGAAGCGAGGAAGCATACTCTATCCTCTGGGTCATTGTGATATTGTGAACTTTTTGCAAGTCCTGTATCGGTTCTAAAACCCCGATTCCCAAAAACTCATGTGGAACTTTTACATATCTCATTGCCACAAAAGGTTTGCGTCCGTGATTGTCGGGATTGTCCTCATCTCTTATAACTATGGACTCTCCGGCGACTGTAATTACCTGATCATCCTCCCAATACTCTAAGAGGTGAACTTTATCCTTGAATCTTTCATTGTTAGCTTTGGACTTTATCGTCCTCGCCTGTCCTACTCCGCTTATGTCCTTCTTAACCGAGTCGGCTTCCACACTGTCAATGTCCTTGTAAATACCTTCCTGCTCTTTTTCTCTTAAATAATCCTTGTCAACCCACTTTTCGTAAATACAATACTTGGATTGTGAAATGCTCTTAGCTCCCGGCTGATAGTAAAAGTTCTCAATCGGTATATGCTCAAAAGTCGGATCATCAAAGGATTTTTTGACGACTGATACTTTTTGCTCTGAAACCTGCCCCATCTCATCTGTTACAAGCTGTCCGAATGGGTCAATCATCGGCTGATCTTCAAACTGTGTTATAAGTTGCGTGTCCCAACAGACTTTAGCCACCGCCGTCCCGCAGACAAACATTTCAGTAATAAACGAGATATACTCTTCGTCCATTGGCTCTTCGGCGGTTGGGTTGTCAAACTGATATTCTAACAGCGCTGATACAAGTTTCTCTGCTTCCTCAAACCCGTCATCTCTGGCTGAAGCTAAAATCTTTGGTGTTTTGACAAACATCTTCGAGAGTAGTCCGATTGTAATCGCGAACCCGACAGGATTGAATACCTTAACGATTGAACCCTTTTCCTTGTAGAACCGCCATAAACGGTACATATCTCTAAACAACTCAAAACTCTGGTTCTGATTTCTTTTAGACGCTTCGTAGGCGTTTAAGACCTTTGTCAAAGAACTAATATCATCAGCGACCCTATCAGTCTCTTGAGGTATGTTAGGTTTGAATTGAGTTGGTTGCAATGCTTGATCCACAATTAACTCTTTTGCACATCTCAATCTATTTGTCAAGAGACCAATTCGTTCTGATTAGTCCAATTCGATGAAAATACATATAACTTCGTCTATTTTCGGCTGATTTTGGCGAAAATCCTATAAAATATGTGTTTGATATAAAATTACGATGGTTGAAATCCCGTAAACACACTTTAGAGCAGGTTAGATTACCAGGCTTAACTTTACCCCCACATATTATGCACCGAAACATCTTTCCTCCTCTGGAATTTGTGGGAAAAACCGAGATCATCCGCAGTGGTAACTTTTTCGAGTTTTAGAGGTTTAGTCATCAACCCTCCCGCCATCTCCTCATCGTCATTCATCGCCAAAGCGTCGAGAATATCATCGTGTTCAGCCACCGGAAATCTCAACATCTCATCTTCCAAATCTACAAAATCAATTGGCTCTCCCACAAAATAAACCGATCCTGATTCAAAATAAGACGTTTGACTTTCAATCCTCTGAATTTTTGAGGTTTTAGTTTTTATCTCCACTACTTCAAAAAACTCATCCCTTCGCCTCATCTCCTCTTCTAAAATAGGTCTTAAAGTAAATTCAAAGGCGCTCTGTTCAATTCCTACTTTGTCCACCGAATAATGCTTGCGTAAATCGAATATCTTATTGATTAGTTCACTCTCGGAATATCTTGCTCTCCTAGCATAAGGAAAATACCTAAAATTCTCTTGGTCTTTTTTCCTAACCGATATGCCGGTATAGTCGGCAGTCTTGACTAAAGAATAAGCTCTGTCAACTGTCATCGTGGTATAAAACTGCTTATCAGGTAGTTTGTCTAAATACTTAATCCAACTTTTCTTGAACTTCGCCGACTCATCGTCAACAGGGTTGTTGAGGTACTGCGTCGAAAAGAGGTAGCTCCCCTGCGCTTTTTTAATCTCTTCTAAAACCTCCTTTGAAAACCTTGAAGGGAATATCGGCTCGCCGCTCTCGTTGTAGCAAGAGTGAACCTGCGGCACATACTCTTGCGAATGTTCTTTTATAAGCCAAGCGTAAAGGTCGTTGAAGTGATACCTGGTCCCGATTACAACCACATCCCCTGAAGGATCGAGCAATGATAAACATAACTTGAACCACACCTTTGTCTTTTCTATCTGCTCGGGTGTGTTGACTGTCTCGGTATTTACTATGTCATCAGCGACAATACAATTATGAACCACAAGACCATTGCAATAAAAATCGTGTGTATCGGCAACCTGAATATCGTATACCATTCCGCTATAGCATCGAGTCCTAATTTTCCTGATTGGAACTACCCAAAACTGTGGTGTAAAAAACGATCTAAATGGCTTAAATTCTTTTTGTTTTTGCTCTATACCCAGCAAAACTTTTAACAATGGATGAGTGGTTGATAAATTCCAGCTTCTATTGAAGTGGCAAATATTATTTACTACCAAACCCATTCCTTCTTCTTTTTTAGAAATTGAAAAACTTGATGGTATTCCGATTTTAGTCAATAACAACTGTATTCCAGAAAGTAAATCCTTTGAAATACTCGAAAAAGAGACAGTATCTCCACAAATACAACCGTCTCCCCTGAAATACCCAACTAACAGTTCTCTTTGCAAATTAAAAGTATTATTAAGAAAAAACGGAGGAATAATTTTATTGCCAGCTCTATCTCCACATTTTTTGGTTAATTCCTTAAAGTCATTATCCGAAAAGCACACCATCAATGTAGAATTTTTTGTTTCTCTTATACTACATTCTTGACCCAACACACTCTTTACAATCTGCTGTGCGTCCTTTGCCAAGTACATCTCTTTATTTGAAAAAGTCAATCGTATCTGCCCGCCGCCAACTGTTCTACATCCCTCTGCTAACCAATAACCTATCAACCGCCAAATATCTTTATTTTTTGCCAGGTTCGCAATTCTCTTATTTGTTTTACTAATCAAACTATTTTTTGAACGACATCGAGGCACAACCAACATATCCTTTTCTGTAATTTCTCCTGCGGTTTTCCATTCAAATCTATCGCCACTCCAAACATATATTCTATGATCTTTCGTAAATTTGCTACTTTTCACCTGATATTGAGGAAGTATTTCCACAATATCTTTATTGCTCTCTTTTTGTATATATTTGACAATAGAATGGAATTTACCGTCCGAAGACAAAACCCTCAATCCTTTTCTCAATTTTTCTGCTTTAATAAAACCATTTGAGGTCAACACCTCTGTTTCTGGCACTAAACAATCATAGTGCTGGCTAACCAACGACTGACCCACTCCAGCAACCTGTATAGTCGGTTCTTTAAGGTTTTTACTGCGTCCTCTAACGATTATCTCTGTTTCAGTCCATTTGTCGTCTCGATTAACCTGATCGCCTATGATTGCTCGCAATTTCTCATTTCTTTCAAAATGTCCTTTTATTTCTCTTAAAAAACTCTTGGCGTTTTGCAAGGTGGCGTTAGCGATTAAGATTCTTATATTAGGGTTCTGCGCTATTCGATAGATAACATAGCCGATAGTAATCATTGAGCTATTGTGAGTTGAGATAAGAGACCTGCCGATAAGGTAGATGCCATCTTTGTTCTCTACTTCTATACAAGAAACAGGCACGCTTGGACAAGAAATCACATTTATAATCCTCTTGCGCCTTGGATATTGAGGGTTCGACAAATACTTTAATTTTCTCTCCAATCTAAAAACTGGTTCTCGTCTATGTCCGTTAAAAGTTATTTGGAAAAATCGTCTCTCCCTGTTCTTATACAAACCATATCGAGTATGTAAAGATGGATTCAATCCCAATGTCTGACATAATACATAAACATCGTTGGCTAACCGCTCACTAGCAGAACAATAAATACATTGGCCGTGTTTCCGTTCGCAAGAGCCATCTGTATCCATCAATCCTTCGAGTAACGCCTGTCTATCCTCTAACGACGAATGCAATAACTGAAAAGGTATAAATTTTTCCTTAAATATACCCAATTTTCTTAAAACATTATTTAATGGCGAACTATATTTTTTGTTCTTGATACCATAATCAACCGAGACAGATAATCCCCTTTTATACTTATGAATTTTATACTTTATTCCGCAATCCTCTATATTGCGGGTCAAATTTTCTATGTCCTGAGCAGATGTGGATATATCGTTTTTTCCCCTAGTTCCATCGCCTAACCACAAACCAATAATATACGCAGGATAATCAAACCTTGATCCATCAGCTATTTTAACGACTGGTATAGTCGGGTATGGCCTCGATCTATAAGTTTGCGATCGCTGACATTCTTGCAATAATTCTCGCGTATTGATCAATTTTTTAGTCCACTTTTCCCGTCTGTTCTTATATCCAATTCTTGCGCACGAACAAACATCTACACGCCAAAGATGGTCGCCGCTAACTTTTACTGAAGTATTATCCGAAAAAAATACTTCATAACAATCAGCATCATCAAAAATCGGTGTTTTGGCTATTATTTTAGTCGGATAACCGTCAGAACCATAAACAAAATCTCCTACCTTTAATTCTCCGTGCTTCTTAAACCCAGAAGGAGTGAATACGGGATAATTTAAATCTACCGCTTTAAAATGGCCTCTTGGCCATAAGTGCAGTTGTCGTCTACCGCCATTTTGAACGGAGTCGCACATCAGCCGGTGCGGACTCTCGGCCATTTCCTTATAATCTAAAACTTCATTGTTAAAATGATAGAGACCGCCTATGCTTTTCTCCAGCCGTATCTGCCCTTCAATGAGTTGGTCTTGGTTCATTTAGTCGTTTCTTCCAAACTATCTAGAACACCCTCTATATATTCTCTTAATAGTTCTAGTTCGGTTGTCGCTCCTGCATCATCAACCGAGTTGATATAACCGCTTAACTCGGCAAGGATATGTTCTAATACTTTCTTCATCTTTCTCTCCTCTTTCTCTCCTCTTTAGGCGGTTTATAACTTGCCCCAAAAATCATCATAATCATAAAAATAAGGATTATTCCTGCGCCGATTATTATTGGTATGTACATCGTAGTCTCCGGGGTGAGCATTTTTGATTCACTCTATCTTTTTAGCCCAACTATCAAATAAAAGTAGAATACTCAATGCTCTGTTGGCAAAAGTTGCTTAACTCTTGTTGTCTTTTCTTTCACTCCAACCTCCCTTTTATCTCCTCAACATTTTTCTTATGCACCCTTGCTAATACTTTATAAGAGTATTCTGCTCTGTCCTCGTCTGTGAGGGGGGTTTGATTTATTTGGAGAGCTAGGTTGACATTAGTTCCGCTTCCTTCTGGTTCGCCGTCAATCTTGTCAACGATATGCTGTCTGTTTTTCGGATCAGCCAAATATCTATCTATAAAGATTTGGAATCTATTTGGGTCGCTTTCAAATATGTGTCTTATGGTTTCAACAATAGAAATAGAGTTCTTGGGTCTGCCTAGTGCGTTGCCATTCCAATCTTTGCCACTTTTGAACGGCTTGAGATTTCTTAGTTTCTTCGCAGTTCCATCTATGATTTCTTCATTATTTTGCGACATCTATTTGTACCCTTAATTGCTTCTCGCAAAGTCCTAATAACTCATCAACACTTATGTTATAAAACTCAAATGTTATTTCTGCACCATTGACCCCATCAAAAACCTTTGGCTTTATCTTCGGATCGCTGGTGGCTGTGGTAGAGATTACTGCCACGACTTCCACTTCACCTCCTCAAGTTGTTATAGATTTCTTTCCATTCGTACTCCTTAACCGGTCTAACCTCGTGCTTTTGTTTTAATTTCTTATAGAGGCCGGGAAATTTCTTGTCGAACCAATCCTGTCCTTTGGGGTCTTCGTGCCAACTATCGCCAGCCCAACGATGACAACCGGCACATAAAGCTATTATATTTTCCGGATCGGCCGCTATCACCCCCTTGGCTTTGACCGGAATAATGTGCGAAGCGTGGATTTGCTTATATTCGCCTGTCGCCCCGCATTTTTGACAAGTAAAATTATCTCTTTCCTTCGCTCTTTGTTTCGCTTGGTCTATTGCCTTCTGTCGAAAAGTCATTCTCCTTCCCCTTCTTATTTTTATCTTCTAACTTCCGCCTTAACTTTCTTTTAGTTCCTCTCAAAATCCGTGTTCCTCTTAACCATTTATCTTTACAGCGCGCCAAAAATTTCTGCCACTTTCTCTTTTTTCTTTCAGAGTTTTTTTCTTTGCGATTTTCCGTTCTGTAT